GCCAGTTGTTCAGGGCGTTGTTGTCCACTTCGTTGACGAATGGGAATGGGCGATTTGGGTAGGTCTTCGCCAACTGTCCCGTACCATTGTTCAACGCCGTGTTGCCCGCCTGATACGGGTCGATGGAGATGTCCGCGTCGTCCCACGCATACTTCTCGGTGTACGGTGCAATCAGATTCGTAACGCCGATGAGCATGTCGAGGCCGTTGATCTCCTTCTCGGCTGCCAGTTCCTCCCCGATGTCGCCCGCGATCTTGGAGACCATGCCCGTGCGGTCTGCATACACGGCCGTCTTGTCGAGTCCGATGATGAGGCCGTGTTCCTCGGTGGCCGGCAAGCGGATGTAGTTCTCCGCAGCCGATGCCTGCCGGTACGTCTCGCCAGGCTTATGGAGCAGCGTATTCTTCACGGGCCCGGTCTGACCGGGAGTTGGCCCCATCGTGTCCTTGACGAGCGGCGTCGAAATGCCGGGAACGACTTCGCCGGTGACAAACTCCGTGGGGTAGATGCCGGCTGCCTTGGACAGAATGAAGTCCTCGTGCTCGAATCCCTTGAGGGTCGAATTGATGAGCAGTTGGCCGACGAGCATTTGGAACATCGTGAAGTCCATTGCGGTCGTTTCCGCCCCGGCTTCACGCAACCGGCCGGCGAGCATGGATCGTTCGATCTCGCGTTCCAAGAGGCGAGTCTGGTCCGCCGGGTGGAACAGTTCGAGGACGCGGCTGCGTCCGATCGGGCTACCGTCGCGTTCCAAGATCGTCTCTTCTGCGATCTCGCGGATGCTGACGCCACCCATATCCTCCAAGAGGACTTGGGGCGACTTGCCGGGAATGCGAATGTTCTGGTGCTGGTGCCGGTTCAAGGCGAGAGAGTTTTCGCGGAAGCCGTGAAAGGTTTCCGTTTCCTCGATAAACTCTTCGCTCAACCGGCCGCGGTATCCGCGTTCCGCCGCTTCCTGTTGGACGGCCATGCGGAACATGCGGCCGATGTCGATTGCGGGTTTCATGTGTATTCTCCTGAGTTCAGGTTTAGTGTTCGGTGTGAGTTGCGGCGTTATTGCCCTTCAACTACGATAACGCCGGTCGTCGATGCAGTTGTCGATGCCATTGTGACGCTAGTGGTGCTCGGCGTCAATGTCCCGAATTGGCCGGCGGACGTTCCGCTAGTCAGGATCGGCGTGTAGGTGAATGCAACAGGGAACGTGAAGGTTGTTGTTGCCGACGTTATAACTGTCGTACATCCGATGATGGCCTTCTTGTAGTACGTCCCGTCGAAAGGCTCTGCAAAGGTGATCGTGCCGTTGTTACTGATCGTTGGGCTAGACGATGCCGACGTGCTGGTGGAGATAGCGGCATTGCAGTTGTATGAGCCGTTGGTATCGACTCCTGCAACGGCCGTGCCTGCCGCGTTGTGCCACGTTTGCACGTTCGTTGCCGTGTTCGCGGCGATTGCGAAAGCGATGATCCCGCCGAGGATGAGCATCGACGGAATGACGAAGCGGAGAAAGTTTTTCATGTTCGTTTGTCCTCTGTGAAAGAGTGAAATGGTTTGGTTAGGCCGAAACGGGGATGCCGCCTTCGATGATCGTCGGCTTGATGGTGATGCACACCCGGTTCTGTTGCTGGCCGTTTTCCACTTGGCGGTTCATTCCCCAAGAGGGATTGACAACGCCGATCCGCTGGAGCATGTTCGTGCTCATTGCCGTGACGATGGCCCCGTTTGCGATGGCGTAGCCAGTTCCGACGATCCCGGACCCGCCGCCGTAGGTTCCCGTGTTGTTCCATCCACGGGTGACGGTCAGACTCGTTGTTCCGCCGCCGGCCGTGACGAGCATCTGCTCAGGAGGCGTGGAGACTGGCGTAACCGGCGCGGAAGCCGCAATCGTGCCAGCCGTGGTTTGGTTGTAACCACGGATAACGGTAAGAACCGGATAGACGGTGACGGCGGCGGCCGCTGCGGCTGTAGCTGCGGTGCTTCCAAAGCCCTGCGCGGTTCCGGCCGATCCTCTGGTTCCGACTGTGATTGTCGGATACGGCTGTGCGGCCGGATTGAACCCAGTGACGACCATCAATTCGGTGCCGATCAGCAATGCACAACCAATGGCCAAGCCAGATGGGATGCTGGTAACGCTGAGCGTCGTCTGACTTGCGCTGATCGCGTATTCGAGCGTAGTGCTGGCAAGGACGCCGGAAACGGCCGTGACATAGACTTCCTCCACTCCTGCCGGAGTGGTGGTCGCAACGGTCAAGGTCGTTCCAGGTCCGATGCCGGTTCCGGTGAGAATCGGGATGAAGGCGCTTCCTATGGACGTGCCTGCCACGCCGGTTCCGCTGGCCGGAATGACAGTGTTGACGTTTGCTGTAACGGTCGTTGCCGCGCTTCCGGTGGTCGAAACCTCGATCACGCTGCCGTTGGCGATTCCCGCCCCGCTTGCGACAGGGATGGTCGTGACTGTGGCCGCGACCGTGTTGGTGGTTGTCGTGTTCGCCCCGTAGAGTGCATCGACCGTCTGGGCGTCGTTGACAGTGGACGTGGCATTGACGTACTGCGAATTGCAGATTCCGTTGGCATTGGCCGCGATTCCCAGGGGAGTGACGAAGCTCGGGAAAATCTGGTTCGGGCAATCGTACTCCCACACGCCGGCCGTCGCAACCTTGATGGCGTCCTGATACATCAGGCTCGGGTTCGGAGAGAATTCGCCGGGGGCAAGCCCGACCTTCTCTTCCGCCACGCCGACGAAGACGGCGGCGAAAGCGGATTGCCAACCGGCTGCGGTCGTGGCCCCCACGCTGTTTCCGGTGTAGGACAAGAGCCACGCCGGGTAGACGCAGCCGCTGATGAGGTCGAGGAAAAGCAATTCGCCGCGTCGGATGCAGAACACGACGGTTGTGCTTCCAAGGAACGGAACGGCCTGCGTGCCCTGCATGACGGATTTGGGCGGGCAACGAAAGATTTCACTTTTCGTGTCGCCCTTCATATACCTGAACTGGTTCGACATGGTTATTTCTCCAAAAGTGTGGATTGATTTGTTGTCGGGTTTGCAGCCGGATTACCCGAAATACTTCTTCTTCGCTTCGGGTGCGAGCGTGCCGCGCTGGCCGGCGTTCGGATCGCGTAGCTCCTCCATTGGGCCAGGCATCCTTGCCTCTTGGACACGGCCGCTGAACGCCGGCTTGTAGTCCTGGATGATCGCGGCCCGAATGGTCTTGTCGGCTGCGGAAAGCAACTGCTCCCGCAAGCGGCCGAAGAGGCCCTTCGTGGCCGGTGCCGTCGAGGCGGTCGTGGCGTCGATGCCTGCGGTCTTGAGTTCGGCGGCGATTTCCGCTTCCTTGAGGCGACCGGCTTCGAGTCCTTGAAGTCTGGTCACTTCCGCCTGTGCCGCTTCGAGTTGGGCCTTGGTCGTCTTGACCTCTTCGGTCAAGCGGCCGTGTTCGTCGGTCCCGGTGAGCTTGGCGACAAGATCGGGTCGTTCTTTGGTCAGTGTTTCGACCGTGATGTCTTTGAATTCCATATCGGAAGTCTCCTCTGTGAGTTTGGGTTTGCCGCCGCAACAGTCGGGGCAGTTACATTCGATGGACGAAAGTTCCTTGAGATGATCCTTGAGAACGGCGATTTGCCGGTTCCGCTTGGCATGGTGCTGCGGGTACTTACTGCTGTCCCACATGGCTTCATCTAGCTTGCGTGAGGCAACGTCAGCAACTTCCCGCATTCGTCGACGCGGCGCATCCTTGGCGAGTTCGTCGGCAATCTCGCCTTCAATCAATTCTCCGTGAAGGTCGAGTACCGCTTCCAAGAGCCTGCCGCGTTTCTCTTCGAGCGTGCCGTCCGCAAGCATGATGGAACGGAGATTGTCGCCGGCAGACAGGACCGATTCCGCAAGCGGCTGCTGGTCGGTGGGAATGGATTCCTCGTCCTCTTTCATGCCGTTGGTTGTTCCGGGTCGCATAACCACATCTGCGGATAGAACACGGTCGATACGGTAGACCTGCTTACGGCCCTTGGAATCAAGGTTCCAATGACAATCGAAATCGGGTGAGTAGCCGATATTCTTCGGCGCATGCTTGGCCCGCCAAACGAGTTTCGGCGTGAGAGGATCCGCTGTCGGCATGGCATGATCGGCGTGGATTCCATCGGATGCTACACGCGGGTTTCGCATGACGCCAATGTTATCGCGGACTCCTTGCCCCCGACCATCGCGGTCGTGACCGGCGAAGGAATTGCAACTCTCAAACAGCCTGTGGCCGGTTTGCAATGCCTCGTCCAGATAATCGACGCGGTTGCGGCTGGTCTTGCCGAGGATCAGCACGTCCTTTAAGACGGTCGTTTCGCCGTTGTCTTCGGTGACGACTTCAACCGGCTTGGACTGCCAGATGGTTGATTCCTGGAGCCTGCCGTTACCGGATTGATCGGATTCCTTCATGTTCCCTACCGCTGCGTTCGCTATCTTGATTGCCGATGCGTCAGCTTCCGATTCGCTCTTTCCGTCCGCAATGGCCTTCCTGCGGGCTTCATTGGCGATTTCCGACCACTTTTTCTTCTTGGCTGGGGTGTCGGCTTTGGAAGTCTTTTCCTCAGCATCTTTAGCAGACCAAGGCATAATTCGGCCCCTAAACGAAAATAGCCCCGCAAACCGGGTGGTTCGCGGGGCCGTTGGTCGTTGCCAAGTACCTCACGTTCTCTTCTATACTACGGCAATTCTCATGGAATCGCAATAGCAGATTTTCGATGATTCCCTATATTTCCGTGGTCTTGGACGGAAATTCTCTCCCTGGAACGGATAAATACGATGGTTTCACTGATTATCTGGCTGACTCTGGACTCGGAAACGCCGATGGATTCCGCGGCTTCCTTCATGCTTAGACCTTCCAAAAAGTAGAGAATCACGGATAATCGCTGGTTCTTTCGCAATCCACGCAAGGCACGCCGCACTTCGTCCCGTAACTCCATTGTCTTGCGGTCGTATACTTTTGGGTGGGAAGCATCCTGTTTCTCGTCGGCGTTTTCGTTGTAGAGAATCTTCTCCTGACGCATGACAACGACGGGTTCTTTCCGTTGTCGGACGAGTCTAGGAACCCAATCCATATTTCGCAGCCCGTCAGAGAACGACCCTGCGATCCGTCGCATGGCGAACGTCTTAAACTTCAAGCCACGCCGCTTGTCGAATCGTCGGATGCAATCCAATAGGGCTATCGAGCCGTCTTGAAACAGGTCTTGCCAATCGACGCTATCAGGCAACTTGGCGGCCTGATTGAAGGCTAGTTGCTTCACCCACGGCAGATAGAAGTTGACGAGCCTATTGAACGCATCATCGCAGCGTCCATGCCAATAGGCCCGCCAAAGTGAGGCTTCCGTGTCGATATTCCGTGTAGCTGTGGGCATCCTGTCCCCTTATTGTTTCAATCCACGCCCGCACACGACGGGCGACGCAAGAACACCACGGGCAGAATTGATCTTCGATAGAACTAGGTCATTGGCCATTGTTCGCTATTGCAGCATTTGGTCCTTGGCAGAGATTGACGTGCTTATCTGCTGGGCGGAACCATCCTGCCAAGACACTTCAATACTCGTCTTGCCATAGAAGTGAACGCCTTCAATCAATCCTGCCGCCGCGAGTAGAAATAGCTTCTCAATATGAGCCTTGGCACGTTCCAACTTCTCGCGGTTGTTCGTGGACAGGATAGGCGTGATTGCCGCTGGCGGCTCTGGGAAACGGTATAGCCGGTCTTCAGATTCCCGTAGCGGAGTCGGATTGGGAGTCTGCCCCTCTTGTTCCGATGGTTCAGCCCACGGCACGCCGCCAGACTGTTCGCCTGCCTCGGCGGCATGCAATTCGTCGGCGGTGCGCAATGGCCGTGAGAGAAGTTCTTCCATTCGATTCTTCGCCATTACTCCTTGACCTCCGGGTGAATCTGCTCAATGGGGACGCCACACTCACAGCCTACCCCGCCTTTCCGTTGCTGGCTGGTTGCTTATCTCCGTCCTCAAAGATGACCTTGGCAAGCAACTGCCGCTCACTGCACACGAACAGGCGGGTGTTGCCGGACTTCGGGACCGGAATCTCCTCTGGAAACGCCGTCATGCCGGGCGGGCAGATAACCAGGTCGCCCACCTTGTACTGCATGGGGAAACGGTCAAGATCGCAGCCTGGCGGGTCGATTAAACGTACCACTGCTTGCATCGTCCGAAGCATCCCCGGTCCAGCGGCGACGATGCGGCCGTACCACTGGACAAGCGGTTGCGGGTACGTGATGCCTTCGGGACTCTTGTGTACAAGCTCACGCTCAACGATCACGCTGTCTAAGGGCGGTTCAAAACGCACTTCACTTTCCTTTCGTGTTAAGGTTCCAATTTCAAGGGTTTCACGGTAACTCCCTTGCCTTCTGGGCGGAAACATAAATGGTCGCCGTCGATCCTGACCTGACTGTTCGGCACGCGGTTCTTGAACCTCCCATGCACGATGATGCTGCATACCATGCCGTCGCCGGTCGTGCGAACAGCCTTGACCGTTCCGCTTCCACGGTCAGATATCGAAACTTGGTAGAGACTGCCGGGCTGGATGGTCATGCGTGAAGCACTCCACGGCGTTCAAGGAAGGCACGGCGGCCAAGCGGAATTAAGTCGGTTCGGTGCCGCAGCCATCGCTGGTGCATGTTCACGGAACTTCCGTAGTACGCACGGTTGTTTACCGTGTTACGAATCCGGTATATCCCAGAAGTCTGAATAGTGCGTGTCATTCTGTTTCCGTAGCCGCTACTGCTTCAGCCAAGACTTTCAATTCAGGCCGCAAGACAAAAAGCCACTCGCGTTCAAAGTAGTTGGATAGTTTATGAGCGAGGCTGTAGCTGAACTTCCCATCCCGCATCATAACAAACTCGCAGCATTCGTGCAATAGGTCGCAATTACGATCATAGGCGACAAAGGACCAATCCACGAAGATGATCTCAGGTGGCAAGAAAGGCCAGCGTTCCGAGTTGCCCGCTACAATCGTGTCGGCGGAATCGTGGCGGACAGACATCTCCCGCATGTCAACCGCCCATACAGTCTGGTTATCGACGACGCCAAGCCGTAAGCCTTTTACGCCAGGTTCGTACTCCCCTGCCGTTGCCGGGTCGATAGGCTCTTTCATTCGTGGCAGGGAAAGAATTTCGGACTTGATTTTCGCAAGGAAATCGTCGGTAATCCAAACCGTCGCCATTGCTAATTCTGATTCGGTAGGCTTGTCGTGCCCTGCCGGGTCGTGACTACTCTCTTGTAACCGCGATTGGAACCACGTGTCGAACGCTTCCTCGACTGTGGCCCCGCTGGCCCGCTGCATCTGCCGTCCCTCTTGATCGGCAGAGAACGGCCGCGCATTTGGCGTCATGCGGTTCCTGGGTCCGGTTCCATTCTGCTGGCCGTTTGTGCCAGGCTTGCCGTTGCCGTTCACTCCCGGCGTCGGCATAGGCTGCGGGTACTTCTTCGCAAGCTCGGCTTCCGTCTTTGCTTCAGCTTCCTTCTCAGCGGCAAGATTCGCCGTCTCGGTTTCGTCGTCACGGCCTATAAGCATTCGCCATGTACGCTTGGACGTTATGCCGCATTGGCTTTCGATCTGCATCTCCTGGGCGGCCTGGATTCCAAGTCGTCCAAGTGGCGGTCCCCTCATTTCCACGCGGACTAGTTCGCGTGCTTCCTCCGGGTAGCGGCCGTACTCAATGCCTACGTCGATGATCTTTGCAACGACCAAAGTATCGGCGTCGATGGTATCGTACTGATGATCCTCAAATGTCTTGACTACCGGCCCTTCTGCTACCATGCTCGCACTGTAGGAAGCACCTGCCCCTAATGTACCTGACACCATGTAATCGGCCAAACCCATCGACGTAGCGACGGATTGAAGCTCGGCCTGGATCGCCGCTATGGTTTCCTTGATCTCAAGATTCTGAGACGGGAAGGTGTACTGCGTCTGATTCGAGGCATCGACAACTGCTGCGTCTGGCAAATCCCAAAGCGTATCCTGCCGTCCTGTCGGCGTGTGGATCGTCGTGACGGCATTCTGCGACAGAAGCGGCTGGATGCTTCCGGCTAGCGCGTCAACATGCTGCCGGATCAAGCCGACCTTGTTCCTGAATTGGACGAGGTTGCCCGATGCCTTCAAGGTCTTCAAGGATTGCTCTAGCCGGGCCTGTGTCCAGTAGGTGTCCGGGATTCCGCGTGGTGTCCCCTTATCGACGTTGTTTTTGACGTGCTGGATTTCGTCGGCAGAGACCATCCGCTGCCATCCTTCGAGTGCTTTCGTCTGTGCACCGAGATAGTTCGTGCGGCGAATGTAGTAGCCTTGTGGGTTCTCGTAATCGTCGCCGTCGAATTGGATACCGAAGTAGCAGTTGGTAGTCTCCGATGATCCCGGCGGCGTCCAGACGTTCAGCGGTTCAACGAAAGACACCCGCAAGCGTCCCCCTTGAACCTTGAAGCGGCGGAAGAATTCACCGTCGCGGCTGCGGCGTTCGATGGATTCTTTCTGGTGTTCGCGGTAGCCGGCGGCGTAGAACTCGTCCAGGTCCGCTTGCACTCGCGTCAGCATATCCTCTGGACCCTTGGAGTTTGGATTCCGCCACCCGGCCGTCCAGTTGTGGCCCTTGCCGATGACGTGCGTTTTCAGCGAATGAAGGATTCCGTGCGAGTAGGGATTGATCGAACAGAAAGCCCTAGACTTGGCCCTGATGCGACGGTGCTGAACCTCATTGATGTAGAACGCGGCCCCGTAGCACGGTCGGAACATGCACATATCGTAAGCGAATCGGTAGCTCCCGTCGCGGAAGTCGCCTACTTGCGATTGCTGGCCCCAGAAGTCCGTACCATCAAGCCCGTTGGTGAAGCCTATTTCGCCGGTGATGTCGTCTTCCAAGAGGCGGGAAAGCCAGGTGCATTCCTGCTTCAAACGGTTAATGTCCCGGAATACTTCCGGTGTGACGAAGGATACCGGCGGCGGGGCCGGTCGTTCCGGCTTTCCGCGAAAGACTTCCGTAATGCGAGATAGGATGTTCATAGTTACACCGCCTGTCCCATTGCTGCGTAGGCCGTTGCCCGTGGTGGTTTCAATCCACGCCCGCACGCGGCGGGCGACTGTGCAATTATACCGCTTGCTGCATCATATTGTAGGCTATCAGTCGTGGACGCAAAATCTGTCCCGTGGTTGCGAGAACAAGACAGCGAACCGCGTATTCCAGGGAGTCTACCCCATCGTCATTTTCAGCAAGTGGGAAAGCCATCATCTGCTCGACTAGCAATTTCGCCCCCGGCGAATTGGCCTTGAAGCGAAACTGCCTGCGAGAAACATACGGCGTCAACCGGCGAATCCGTTGCTCCTTTGGAATCTTGTCCGTCCCCATTGGCGTGATAGCCATTACTACTTTCTGTTCGTCGGCAATCTTGTGCATTTCCGCGATGAGCAGATTCATCCCCATTTCTTCCTCAACCACGAAGTAATGCGGGTTGAAGTCGCGGTAAATTTCCACGCCGTTGTGGCATATCTTGGATGAGTCCTCTCGCTTCCTCATATCGGCGTCAAGGTACATGATCCCGTTCTGCCATAGGCACTTGACGTAGGCCGCGTAGTCGTCGCCCTTGCCTTCCTTGCCAAGCGACGAATCGAGCGACACGACGCGGATTCCTCCCTGTGCCATTGGCGGCCATTCTTTGAACCAGAGGTTATCGAAGTATTCCGCCTGCCACTCGGCCCCTTCCATGTAGACGCACTCGCCTTCAAGCTCGCGTAGGATACGCATGGGTGAAGCAGCGTAGTCGCGTAGAAGCGAGGCGTAGAATGACGGCTCTATGAATGTATTCTCTTTGAGGGACGCCCGGAAGAAAACGCTGTCGCCTTCCGGGTTTTTCAGGCACTTGATCCTGGCCGGGCCGAATTTAGTATTTATCTGCTCGTATGCCTCAATCGTGCAATTCTTAATGAAGTGCTTGCTCGTCCAGTGGTCGGGGCTGCCTGGGGTAAACGTCCATTGGCTCTTGCCACGCTTGCCGCCTTCGCGGAGTCGCCCCTTCAATATCGTGTAGGCTTCCTCCTTGGTTCCCTGCATTTCATCGCCCCATAGTTCACTGAGGCTCGGTCCCCGCAATCCATCAGGGTCTTCCGCTGAACAGAAATAGTAGGTTGCCCCATTGGCGAGTTGTGCGGTCTTCTTCGTTTCGTTGTAGCAGCCGCGTCTCCATAGGCCGAATTGTTCCGCGTATTCCTGGAAGATCGAGAACGTAGACTTATCCATCATCTTGTATGTCGGGGCCACAACCATGTAGTGACAATGCGGCTTGGACCGAGTTAGCAACCGAATCGCGCCACTACGACTTTTTCCGCTACCCACGCCGCCTGTCATTGCCACGGAGAAGTAATCTGCCAAGCAGAATGCCTTCTGCTTTGGATAAGTCTCGACTGATTTCCTTTCAGCTACCATCGGAAACCTCCGGTGGTGGCAGGGCTGGCACGTCGATCACTTGGCCTTCCAGGATGTCGGATAGCTCCTCTCGCGTGCCCCGGACGTTCAAGGTGATGTCGTACTGTTTGATCTCTTTGACTTCAACTTGTTCCGGTGCATCGGCGGCGTGCAACTTGCGGTACGATTCGTCGAGGTCGTTGGCGAGTTTGATGAGTTTGAAGTAGGAATCCCGTTCGGCAGTCGTGAAGCTACGGTCTCCCCCTATGCGCTGCTGCCTCATTTCGTCCATTCGATTGATTTCGTCCTTGATCTTCCCTTGCCTTTCAAGGTTCCTTGCGGAGCATTGCGCCCGAACGAGCTTCGGATCGTCTACGCCGAAGCTGCGAAGTGCAAGTTTGCAATAGCTCTTATGCGACAAGACAAGCCGCTGGCACACGTCCGCTTCCGAAAACCCCCGACTGACGAGATCGGCAAAGATTCGCTTGCGGAGAGATTGAACCTGGTCTACCGGCATCCGGCCTGATTCAAGGAAGTAGAGGTCGTCCGCTGATAGAGTTGCCGGTAGATTCGGGTCTTCGGCTTGGACGCGGGACTGCCACTCCGTATACTCACGGAGCATGGCGTCCATGAGTTCGGTCGAAAGGCCGTTGACTGGCCGTTTGCGACGTTTGGTTTTCGGAGTGGCTGTTTCTATGGCTTCGGTTCCTTTTGTTGCTGATTCTTCGATCCAGACGGCGTGAATGATACGCCCAGAGCCTGGAGATGGCAAGCCAAAATCGTCGCGTCTACTGCTACGATCATAGCCACAACGCCGATTAGGACGATCGCGCTGCTCATTACTTCGGTTCCTTTGGAGTAACTGCTGACGTGACGTATCCCAAGAGTCCGCTGACAACATTGCTTGCGATGATAAGTAACGTCGTCACAGTTGTAGCCGTAATCGCGTTTGATCCGAGATACGCCGCAGAAGCAACACAAGATAATGCTATGGTAATCAGGCCGCCACAGATGACGCACGGCAAAAGGTTACTGCTCATTTTCCCTCCGCTGCCTTTTGCAGGTCCGCGTGAAGCCCGTCGACCCGCGCGATCAACTCAAGGCACTTCGCCGGATCGCCAGCTTGTTGCGATCCCGGATTGAAGTACCCCGCCAGAATCCCGGATATGAAATCGTCGCGGGCCTTGTCGATCAGGGTTACGATGGATGTTTTCATGACTGGAGCACCCCCTGCACTTCCTGTTTCGTTCCCGTAGCCAATCGTTCGGTAGGAAGGCTGTCAAGCCAGTCTAGGTCCGCTTGCGTGACTTCAACCGGCGTGGCAAGCAACACCGGCTTCCCGGTGACTTGGCTGAATAGCTTGCCAGGGTTCGGGTAAGGGTCGATGGTCGGCAATGTCGGAATAACCTGCAAGTCCTCGTATGCCCATCCTGAACAGAACTCATGGTGCGGCGTATGGTAGCCGCTGTTCTTCCAAGCGGAAAGTGCCCCCTCAAGGTCGTAAGGCCAGCCTACGCGGGCTTGTAGGTAGGCCAGCATCGAAGCCGGGGCGGTCTCTGGATCAATGGCTATGGCGACGTGGTAGGTCGATGATTGAGTTATGGCCGCTACGATGCGGCCTAGAGAATCAGTCCAAGGCCCAAGAAGTTCAAAGTAGAGCCATACACCTGGGCACACATAAACGACTAGCCAGTGGGATGGGTTGTCGATGTCCGACAGTGTGTCGGTTTCAACGCAACCTTCAAGAAGTGCTTGGAAGAATCGCAATGTTATTCTCCTTCAAGCCACAGGCGGGCCACTTCCTTGTGTCCCTTGCCGTGGGCTTTAGAATTATCAAGGAGCGTTCTGGAAAACGTCCTCTGCGGCCTTGAGTGCCTTCTTTGCGAGGGTCGGGTTCTTCCTACCCATCTCATAGAGCTTCAACACCCTATCCGAAGGTGTCGGGCTTGAAAACGGTTGAACCACCGTGGTCTGTCCCTTCTTGGCCGTAGCCCACATGGACTCGGTCGTCGCATTGCAGGAGAATGCCACGCGGGCGTATCCTTTCTCGCCCCAGCCGGTGCCCCATGAGTTGCGGAGGATGAAGTATCCGCCGCCGGAAACCGTGGGGTCGATCTTGTAGCCGACGAGACTGACTTGATGGTCGATGCCACTCGACAGGTCTCCGACGTAGATTCCGCCGCTGTAGTTCATGAAGTCGTCGGGGCAGCCTATGCACACGCTCGTCACGCCGTAGGTCACAAGCGATTCCTCGACAGATTGCACGTCGGCAGGGCCAGTGACCGTACCGGCATATCCCCAATCTTGGATCGTAAATCCCGACGCCGTACCACTGAGTTGGCAACCCTGATTGCAAGCATTATCTTCCGGCCCGTAGGATTGGACGGTAGGAATACCGTTGCCTTGTTTGAGCCATTGGAAGATCGTGGTTGCATCACCGCCGTCGCAAGTGCCGTCACCGTTCGGATCTAGGTCCACGATGTACTGCACGGATAGCGGTTGCGAAATCGTCAAGTTTCCGTCCTTAATGTTGGCGCAACAGACCGTATCGACGCCTGAATGGTCGTGACACGTCCCCACGCCGTCCTGGTCTTCGATTGCCGGGCAACCGGAGCGAAGGTCAAGGCTACTTGGAATCGTGATCGCGCCGTGTTTGGAGTGGAATGCCTTGTGGGTCAAGGCGTCCCTAACGTGCAAGGCGTTTCGGGTCTTCTCGGGAAGGATGATCAGGCCGGTAGCGTGCTTCTTCGGAACGGGCGGAATCTTGCCGATCGGTGCGAGTGTCGGAACAGGAGGAGCCGAGCAAGCCGCAGCCTGGAGTTGAATCGCCAGTTGAATTACCTGGGGCGGGATCGTACCCGGAGAAAACGAGTTGGTCATTTCCAGGGCGATCAAGGCCATTGTGGCCTTCTGACACTCCGTGAACCGAGGCGTCCGATCAAGTCGTGCCTGCAACTTCTTTAGGTCGTTCCCGTCACTTGCGCGCCATGCGCGGACGGCAGTGGTTGCCTCCTTGAATGGCCCGATGGCCAGTCGAGAACCGAAGCCGCGGGCGACGGCCTCGGCCATGTCGGCATTGTCGTCAGAGGAAGTCTTGCATCCGCAAGGCGCGGCAAGCGGCGGCGTCGGAAGGACCGGGACGAGCATCCATTGGCCATTGACGATGAGCGAATGATCGGGGGCCGGCTGCTGGGCCAGACTTCCGGCCACGTTGCAGCAAAGCACGATTGCGAACAGGGAAAAGAATTTCATGGGTTTCTCCAAACTGAAAATGAGGTAAGGGGTTGGATGCGGGCCTCTACTTGGCACGCGAACAGGTCGCCGGGGCACATGCGTCCGGGGCACACGCGGCCGGGGCCTTGACGATCACGACACGCCGCAGCGGCAGGACGTGCCGGCGAGTCTGGTTCCATTGGCGGACGCGGGCCAGCGGGCCGGCTTCGACGGAACACGGGGAAAAGAGAAAACAAGCGGCAAACAAGAGGCAAGCGAGGCGTTTCATGGGTCTTCCTTTCGAGAAAACAGGGTGAAAATAGAATCTACACTGAGATAATCGCGTATTTTACCACGAATCAGGCTGGCTGTCAAGCGGACCTATTGCATGGCGTCCGTTATCGGAAAGATAGATGGCAATTTTGCGTGAAGATCGCGGAAAAGTGGAATCATAACCTCTCGCATTTGCGGGTGTGCGGCGGTAGCCGTGCGAAGTCGCTGAATATGACGCCACTCGCGGAGGTTTGCCGTGACGACGATCTCTGTCTTGAGGCTATTCGGCAGGACGGAGCGGGCTTGTTCAGGCTTCCATCCGATACCACGGAGTCGGATGTATGAAGCCTCGGAGGCAAGCATGGATTCAAACCATTGCCGTATAGCACAATCTCGGATGGTCGGTTGTTCAGAATGTTCGCCGTCGATAAGTTCCAAACACCACGGCGGGATAACGAACGTGATTCCAGCAGTCTTTCCGCCAGGTGAATAGTCGCAATACCGCGTGCTTTCTTGCGAGAAAGAGCAAAGACGATGCCGCACAAGTTCGTGCGATACGCCACGGTCGATTGTGAACTTGACCATGAGGCTCGCGTGCTCAATCACGGATTCATGGCCCCGCTTGATAAGCATTTCGCAAAATGGATCAGCGGTTTCCGGGCCGATCTTAGCCTCGCTCTTGTAGCAGCAGCGTCCCGCCCGTTCGATGATTCGCGGTAGGCCGTCAAGGTCTGTGAGGATTTCGTAGCTCGGTCGTATCAATCTCATTGTTCAATCTTCGGAAATTGTTTACGGTTCTGGATTTCTCTGGAAAGATACCATACGGCTTTCTCTAGGTCTTGTACGGCATCACCTTTTTTCCCCGACCGTGCAATATACTTCACGGCATTACCGAGACAGAATCCAAGCTCCCATGCCTCGATAACCTTTATCGCCTCATACGGATTATTTTCTCCTCCGTAATGTGGTGGATGGTTCACTGCTTCCGTCACGGCTTCGACCCCTCCAACTTGCACGGAATCCCGTGCTTTTTTACGAAGGCCGCAAGGTCCGCCTTCACAACCCGCCGATGCTTCGAGCCTGGAATGACGTAGCCCTTCAAGAGGCCCATGTCAATCCATTTTGCAACCGTTCGATTGGCGACGTTGCATATCTTGGCTATCTGTCCGGTCGTTAATGTCTCCATTGGCCTACTCCTAAAGTTTCTGATACTTACCGATAATTACGTGTTACGAGTAGTCGAGTTCAAAATGTTCTTCAAAATGTTCTGTAATGATCTGCCACGCCTCACGGTCTTTCTGTCCACCAACATTGCGAACAAGCTTAGAAATGATAAAGAATGCCGCGTTCAACTTCGGTAGAATTGTCTCGATGGTCGCCTTGGACTTCTCTCTGATGTTCTTGGCTTCCATCTGAATGGCATCCGTCCTCTCAATGTCCTTGTATTCGTCTTTCTTTTCAAGTACGGCGTCGGCTGCTGCGGACAACACTGAGACGGGTAGAGATGCTGTCTTGCGGTCAACGCGGAAGAGAAGCATCTTCTTTTCTGTTTCCGCATAGGAGTCAAATTGCTGGTAGTTCATGTACTTGAGACATATCGGCCTGGCTAGCGCGAGAACTAACTTCATCCTATCGTGTTTATTCGTCCGAACTTCTTCCAATTGTGACATTGCGAAGTCGCAAGCTTTCTCGAAAAGATCACGCGCCGTCTTGTAGAGCGTAGCAGATTCTTGGAACATGGCTACTGCTTCATCCGACAGGCTGATTCCGAATCTCGATTCAATCGCCGGAGTCTTGTCTGTGTTTCTTGAAACGTGGCGTGTAATTTGTACTGGTTCTTTCATGTCTACTCCTCAAGCTCTAATACGGCCAAGTAGGCCGCGTGTTGGCCGTCCGCCCATTGGACGGCTTCTTGTGAATCGCTCTTGAAAGGGCACTTCTTCGGAACCTCAGGATTCCATGCTGCTTGCATGTAGCTCGCGTAGCCTTGGTTGTAAGGCGAAAGGCTGTCGTAAACCGCCCGCGTAATCTTCTTCTGGCCGCCTGGGTTCATGGCTTCGGTTCCTTAGCTTCCGCCCGCAATGCGTCCGTAAGTTTCTTGTACTCCACTTCGCAGCAATCCCATGTTCCGCAAAGCGGGCAAACATTACTGCTCCAGAACTCGTTATCGTCTTCCGTGTAGGTGTAGTCGTCTCTTAGTTCTGTGTGTTTGAATGTCCCACCACATTCGCAGCAACGGACTTCGGTAGGGATGTATTCGTAAAGCCACTCTGGCTCCGGTTCGTGACCGTATTCTCGCACATGTTGGCGTATCGTTCCGTTATCGTCAACGTACTTCATGACAGCAACCATAGTCGTGGTACTTCCGGCAGATGGGTTTCGACGTATCGTAGAACGATCAATCTTGATGATGACTGGTGTGCTGTCTGTCATGCTATTCCTCTTCGTAGTCTTTCGGTTCAAACAGAAATTTGCAACCGCACTTAGGACAGAAGCACTCTCCCGCACAAGAGCAATCAAAGTCCTCTGGTGAACCGCGAAACTCGCATTCCGGGCAACCAATTTCCCATCCCTTCAACGGCACGATCATTCCTCCCCGCCGTGGTCGCCTGAGTCGGACACGGCGATTTCTTTTTCCTCTTCCAAGGCATCGAACAGCATCGGAACGTCGCGGTTCAATGCCGCCTGCGTGCAGTAGATCACGGCGTCGGCGTGATAGCTGGCGTTCAGTTCGCAACCCATGCCGAACCGCTTGAGCTTCACGGCCCAATACGCCACACTCCCGATGCCGTCGAAAGGATCATAGACCACTTCCCCTGGCATCGTGAATTGCGTAATCAAACGCTTGATGATATCCTCCTGCAGGGGACAGTTCTTGACAATACAGCCTTCCACCGTATAGCTCTCGTCCTCTTCCACGCGTAGATTCCATGTTTCGACGCATTCCGAAGGTTCGGCGGATCGAACGGTCTTCCATGCCCCATCTTCGACGACAAATGGAACTGTTACCCTACTGAGTTGCCTATCAGTTGGATCATCGAAGCAGAATGCGTAATCCTGCTGACAGTGAACAGTCCTTCCTTGGATCGTAGCTTCCCGTTCCGGTCGCCCACGGTAGATGCTGGCGATAGCCCCGTAGACCCGCTGGGCAAGCATGGCCATTCCGAGAAGTAACGCCTTGGAAACGCTACTACCTGTGAAGCGTTTCCGCTCGTCTAAATAATGTCCGTCCCCTGACAGGTATCCATCAAGTAGAATCTTGGCGTGGGCGGGTGGAAGCGTAAATGCTTCCGGTGGGAGATGCTTATTAGCCGCCCCTCTTCCGCACTTCGCTAGGATGCTTCGGATTGCGAAATCTTCATCCCGCAGAGTGATTTGCATTCCTGTGCCAACATCGTGCGGAACTCCCGCGTGGACGCCAAGTGTCTCAACAAGATACTCAGTCTCATGGTAGCCACAACTGATCGTGTAGCTCAACACCTGACCGTCGCGTCCTTCGTGGCCTCCCTTGTGACCATCGGCAAGCCAGCGTCCGACAATCCACCAATGATGCATGCTGTCGTTGTGCGGAGTCTCGACTGGAGGTAATTTGAGATTGACGAAATGGCCCACCGTCTCAGATGCTTCAACCCAGAGAGGATCACGCTTGATCGCGTCAAGACGCCGTTTGGCTCTCGCCCAAGGAATCTGTCTCACCTTGCGAGTCCATAGCTTGTGGTCTGGCGTCAACTTCAAGCCGGGAACGCCTTGTGCCAGCAATTCCACGGTTTCACGTATGCCAGTACTCTGGCTGACGATTACTTTTCTCCAACGGCCCATGTGGGTCAAAACCTCGTCTCCAGTAACGACGGTTTCGATTGGGATGTACCCATGCTGCCGCGTGAGAACAAGAGACCCAACGGCAACGCAGAGGTGCATGACACGCCCGGTTCTCTCTTGGAGCATGTTCAGCGTCCGCATCCGTGCAACGTCGCTCCACACGTCCGGGTGCGGGCTGTGCGGCGGCATGACCATGAACGTAGATGGCAACCGCTTGTCGCGTTCCATCAACTCGCCTAAGTTGACGTGGTGCTCGAAGTCATAGACCGTCGAAAGGCACTCTTCTTTCCAGCGGCGGTAGATTTGTGCGTGCGGCAGGCTGTCCATATCTTCCGGCGTCAGAAAGCGGTTGCCGCTGCTTCGCATGTAGCCGTGGGCGTCAAGTTGCCAGCGCGCCCGCGAGTAGCCCGTACCCGGCACTACCTTGCCGCCGTCGTAATCGTAGGGGCCGATATGCCCGTCCGGGAACTCCGTGTCCGGCTTGCTCTTGAGAACAGGATCGTCCGCGTAGCCGTTCGATAGATCGCTCGGCGGCTTGCGGAACAACAGGACGTATTCCGGCACTCCGCAACCCATGCGGCTCCCGTCCTTGCATTGTTCGGACCAGCCTAGCCGGTATGTCTGGTTGTTCTCCCGCACAACGTCCGTCGTGACGGTCTTCATCCCCAGGAAGGCGAATCCATGCTTCATGTAGTGGGCAATGGCTTCCGCGTGGAATGGATGAAGCGTCTGGAATCCAAGGCCGGTCAATCCGCCCGGTACGATCCTGTCCTTGACGTGGATGCAGCAAACTCGGCCGGGGCGAAGCACGCGGAGCAGGTTCGGCGTCAGAAAGTCCATCTGTGCCCAAAAGGCGTCGTTGGTTTCACTCTCTCCGAAGTCCGCGTAGTTTGCGGAGTACTGATATTGGAATGAGAAAGGAATACTGGTGATAATTAACGATACCGTGTCTTCCTTCATGGCTGCCGTTTCCAGCACGGTATCGTTATTGACGAGTCGCCAGTTCTCTCCGGTTTCCTCCACCCGCTTGATGCCCATGCCTTGTTGCAGGGCCTTGATCTTGGAAGCGGACGCCAGGCCGTGCTCGCGGATGATCTCGGCCATCTTGCTGAGTTGCTTCTTGTGCCGTTCCCACTTGGCTTCAAGCACGTCGCGGATGCCGGATTCAGCCTCGGTGTAGATGATGTCGATGGTGACAGGCTGCTCTTGTAGGAACCTATAGATGCGGTGCATGGCCTGGGCGAACAAGGCGAACTTGTAGCCGATGCCGACGAAGATAGCCCGGTGGCAATGCTTCTGGAAGTTGCACCCCTGCCCCAGCATGGATGCCTTTGAGGATAGATACGGAATCGTACCGTTAGCGAATCCCATGACGGCGGCCTCGCGTTCCTCCCATTTCTGTGTGCCGTAGACCGATGTGCATTCCGGCAGGGCCTTGTGAATCGCTTTCCGTTCCTTTTCCAGGTCGCACCAAATCAGGAAGTGCTCGTTCGGAGATTCCGCGATGATCGCCTTCATCTTGGCGATACGATCCGCCAAGCTGTCCCGTTTCTCGGCGGCGGCCTGCGATAGACCGGCGGCGGCGTCCTTCCATAGCTTCTTCTGCCCGTCGCGGTCGATGGCGGCCGTGTCGTTGTTTGTCGGCAGTTCGTGCCAATTCACCGTCATTGGCGGAAGGATGTAGCCCTCGTCCGAGTAGCCAAGATCGCTCGGCGTGGACAGGAACGTCGCCCAAGTACTGACCCATAGCCAGAACTCTTCCGCCTTGTTGGCGTGCAACGTCAGATGGTCGGCCTTAGTCGAGTCACGCTTGAAGAACCTGGTCTTAGCCTCGCCTGTTGGCATGACGCCAAGCCAGTCCGCGTAGGCCAGTAGCTCGATGTATTCGTTCGGGTCCGGGGTCGCCGTCGCCACAAAGCGGAATGTGCTTGTTCCCTCAAACAGGCCCATGAGCTTACGAAAGGTCAGCGTCGATCCAAAACCGCGCAGGATGGCCGCCTCGTCCAGGCTCACTACATCGAATCCGCGCGGGTCGAGTTTTCCGTTGCGTACCGATTCGTAGTTCGTGACGTAGATCGGCGTGCCAAGGTCTACCAGTTCCTTCTGGTTGACCTGGCTTTGAAGATCGTCCATGTGCTGAATGAAGCACGTTCGCAGTCCGATCATGGCGGCATCGTGGGCGAACTCCTGGCGGACGCCGAGGGGACACACGATCAAGGCTTTCGACTGCGGGCCGAGGTGCTTGGTGATGATGCGGCAGATTTCCAGCTGGATCAGACTTTTGCCGAGGCCAAAGTTAGCGAAGATTGCCCGGCGTCCTCCTTGGACTGCCCATTGGACGATTGCTTTCTGGTGCGGCTTCAGAAGTGGGTGAATGTCTTCCAGCTTGCATTCGCAGCCGGCGTCCTTAGAGATAGACACCTTATCTTCAAGGAACTTCTGATAGGCGGCAAGGTCTACGGTCGTGCTCACAATTTCTCCTCTTTGATTCCGCTGATACGGTGGTTTGCATCCGAATTTGCCCGCTTGGCGATGTCCGAGTTGGCCGGTCGCGGTTGCCATGCTTCGCAAGAGCCTACCCCACGCTGTGTGACAACGACCATTAGCCCGCTCTTGCGGCAAAGACGTTTGACGGTACGATCTGCCGTGTACCGTCGCGTGCCGGCTGCTGCCCAGCAGTTCTTGCAGGTATTGGATTCCTGTTTCATTGAAGCTCCTTGACGATCTTCGCGTATTCTTTCGCCACGGCGTTCAGCATCTCGGCCAAGAACTCCTTGGTACACTTCGGACGCCAGAGGCGGATGACGGCTGATGGGTTGGAGTGCTCCGGGTCGGCCCACTGCTTGACAGTGAGAAGTCTGACAAGCCTGTCTTGGCTCGGGCAACTCGTCTCGTGCTCGTGGCAACGGCGGCAAAGGAAAATCCACGTTTCCGGCATAGTGATCGTCTTAGACCGTATCGGGCCTCCGATGATCTCGTGAACGTCCATAATGTCGCCACTACGGAGACTAGCCTTGCATCCTGGATTGTGGCATGCGTCTTGCTGCCGTCGCCATTCGTCGCGGGTGATTGGCTTAGTCGATGGATGTTGCATTATCCCTGTCTTCCTGGTCCAGTACTTCGATCTTGATTTCCGCTTGGCAGTTGGCACAGAAGCAGCAGTCTTCGTCGGCCCCTAGTGCATCGCAATCGTCCAGTAGCGATTCCTGGCCGCACTCTCCGCAACGGACCATAGCGGGCGAATCCTCAAGGTCAAAGAGTATGTCAGCCATGATCGGTTCTAAAAGTCTACTGGTGGTCTATCCGCAAGAGGTGGAGGTTCCATCATCTCCAACGCGTCCGGTGATAGCTCCATGATCTTGTCGGAGTAGGTATCGCCCGGTTCCCTGCCGGTAATGGTCGTCGCCAGTATCGTCACGTTTTTGAACCGATTGAGCATGGAGAAGTGGTGGTCGCGTTCGTCTTGCTCATAGTAGTAGGCTTCGTCATCGTAGTTTTTCCAGAATGATTGATCCTCATAGGATCGCATGACGGCGGCTTCGCGTACCGTCCACTCGTTTCGCAGCTTTGCCTTGATCGCGTCCATTTCCACCAAGGCTTCGCGCGTCTGCCGCTCGGCCCATTCGCGTTTCGATTCCTTAGCCTTGGCAATCTTGTACTGCCGCACGGCTTCGTCAACAAGGACCGCTG